ATTGTTTAGTAAGAATATTAAAAAATGATAACAATTTTTTGTTTGGAGCATTACCCCAAAAAAATTTTTGGATTAAATTTTTATTAACACTCCTTACTAATATTGTATTATTTTGTATATCAGTTATCATATTACTCTTTTATTACAAGATTATTTTCTGTTTTGTAACTTGTACCATAAGTTTTTTCAAACGTATAATTACCACCACATTCTGTGCATAAATCACACATTTCTTTTAAGTTTTCTACTATTCTACAGGCTTCTTCATAATACCCTAAAATAAGTGCAGTATTCAAAGCATCTAAAAGAGTGTTGACAAAAAATAAATTTTCTTCACAATCTGGGCAATTACCATAATTAAACTCCTTACAGTTTTTTATTTCTACTTTTAAGGTTTTGTCTAAAAGACATTCATAGTACCCTGAGAAGTTACCAACGATAGCAGTATAAATATTGTCTTCACTTTCAGAAGAAGTAATCTCAAATAAATACAAACCAGATATAGATTCAACTTGTAAATTAGTTGGTGTTATAACTAAATCTTCTGTTTCTGTTGTTTGTACTAATAAATTTGACAAGTCAATAGCTTGAGAAGAAAGGTTGAATCCTACACTATCCCAAACTCTTAATCCTGTTATAGTTTCTCCATTTTCTGTAGAAACATTCAATGTGATTGAATCACCTGTGCTACTTATTTGTAATAAATTTACTGTTATCATATTTTACATTTTAAATAAATGAAGAGAAGTTTCCTTCTCTTCATTTAGATTATTTGTTATGGAGTTACGACTACAGCAACTGATACTGTATCAGAAGCAGGTGTACCATTTACATCTGTAGCCACAACTTGGAAGACATATGTACCAGTAACCATGTTAGAAGCAGTCATTTTATTAGTATTTTTATTAGTTAAAGTTGCTGTTCCAGGACCAGAAACTTGAGTCCATACATAAGATACAGCAGTAGCACTTGGAGTAGCTGTGAAAGTTTCTGTACCTGTGGTATTATTTGTAACATTATCCCCAGCATCTACAGTAAATAGTAAACCAGAATGAGTTATACCTGTAATACCATCTAAAACTGCTATGATAGATGCTAAAGTAGTAGTATCAGCTTGAGGTATTGCTATAATATTAGATACTGTATTATAGAATGTTTGGAATCCTCCATAAGATTTATCCTCAGTAGTTAATACTATTTGATGATATTTAGCTGTTTCAGAAGCAGCATAAATCAACTCATCTTTAGGTAAACCTGTAGTAGCATATTGACGATATGGTCCTGTAGCATCCCAACCAGCAGCTTCATATTCTTTCATCTTAATATCATAACCACTACCTTGCTCATTCTTAATATTTTGAGTTATGGTAATAGTACCAGCACCATCAAAACCAGATACCAATGAAGGTATTACAACTGTTTGACGAGGTGTGTAATATTTAGTGTTAATTTGGAAAAATTTATTGATACTTAAACTGTTAGTAGTAATCTGTATTGAACTATAAACTTTGTTAGCGTCAGTAGCAGTAGCATTGAATGTTTCAATTACAGCAACATCAGCTAAGGTCATAACATCTCCAACAGAATAGTCCGCTGAAGTACTATGTGTTGTTGTAGTAATAGCATTAGCAGCTATAGCTTTAGCAGTTACTAATTGAAGAGGGTCATTGTTGATTGCATTAACCATCTTAATAGTAATTTGGTTTGCATCTACAGGAGTAATTGCAGTTCCATCAGTTATGATAGAATAAGCTTTACTGTATTGGTTATAACCAATATTTTTATAGATTTCTTGATTACGGAACTCTAAACGAATAATATACTCAGTGTTACCTAAAGTATCTACATAGTCAGAAATAGTTACTATTTGAGGAAGTGGTGCTTGGTAAGGAGTAAACTCATAACCTTTAAGACCTTTCAAATTTATTTTTTGACCAGCAGATTTCTTAACACCATCAACAACACCATCACCATCATTATCTACAGCAACAGCTATATACACTTCAGATGGAGTACTTGAACTATTAACAGCCAAGTTTGTTTTAGCATCAAAAATTCCTATTTTACCTATAACATTGTCAGCTACTAAATCAGCAACAGTTTCTCCTACTGTTAGTAAAGCTTGATTTCCAGCACCAACAAGTACTTGAAATACATGATTGTTTTTACTCATTTTTCATTAATTTAATTTAATTGGTTAAAATTCAATTTCATTTGTTTTACCTGTAAATCTTTTGTTTGCAATTCTCCAGATAAAATAAGAACAGCAATATCAACTATTTCTCTATGAGTGTGGTCTGGAAGTTCACAATTAGCAGACCCACTCAAGACTACACCTGAAGGTAGTGTATATGTACCAGCATTAAATCCTTGTGCATAGTGCATATAAACAGGTCTTCTAATATAAGAGAGAAATATTGAACTTATATTAAAAGTTCCATCAGTATATAATCTCATACCATCTTCGGTAAAAACGCAATTTATAGTTTTCCATTCAAAAGAAGACTTATCAAAAGGGCTTGACTCAAAATTATCATCATGTTGTCTTATAATAATTCTTCCTGTTGATGTACATACCCCTTTTGTCATAATTGCTGTAGCATTTAAAAAATGCCAATAATCAGCAGGTAATATTACAATATTATTATTAACATTTACAGTTTCTTCATGCACTACAATAGTTCTTATATCATCTATAGTTCTTTGTGTAGTCTCAAAACCCATTTGAGTTTTGTAACGTGGTTGAGCTACAATTTTTACAAAAATTTCCATAGCTTCATTTAATGCCCAATCTATCTCAGGTATTAAAAGATTTCTATATTGTTGACTATCAACCTTATTCAATTTCTTTTTAAGGTCATAGTGCATGTCTTGAATTGTCATATCTTAATTATTTACAGCTGCTATAATGTGCATTTTTAATTGTTCATTATCAGGTTTTTTCAAAAGTTCAACAACATCAAGAACTTCTGCACCTAAATTAGAATCAAAATACTTAATCTTATAATCTTTACGGATTAGCACACCTTTTTGCAAAGCTTCTAAAACTAAAGCTTTAAGGTATAAATCTTCAGCATCTAATTCTAAAGTTCTAAGAATTTCTTCAGCACGTTTATCTATCATTTCAGATAAAATAACTTCAATATAATTAGCTGATTTTCCTTTTACAATTTTACCTTCTATAATAAGAATTAATTGTATTTTCTTATCTAAAGACAATTTAGCACATTCAATAACAGCTTTATTTTTTAAAGCTACTTTAGAGGCTTTCATTTCAACTTCTTCTGTTTCATCAAATAACACATGTGTAGCTCTTGGGAATTTACCTTCTTCCCACTCTTTTAAAGAATTTGCTACAAATGGTGAAGCCTTACAAATTTTATAACGTATAAAATCTAAAGGTTTTGTAGTATCCAAAAATTGTGTTGAATTGAGAAGTTTAACATATGCTTGAGGACCATCCCAAAATTCATGTGGCTTATCAGTTTTAAAAACAGGTGATAAATCTTGTTGAAGAATTTTACTATACTCTTTAACTTCTTGCGGTGTAAGACCTGTAGCATACTCATTTTTAGATGTATCTATTAAAGCTCTAATTTTAGTAGGTCTTGCAAAACTTTCCTTACCTTGTTTTCCATGCCATTTAGGTATAGGTAAGGGTCTAATTTCTATTTTACTCATATAAATGATTTTAATTTAAAAAAATTTCTTATGCAAATATAATACTTTAATTACAAATAAAAAAATATGGTTAGAAAAATCTAACCATATTTTTAATATTTATTATCTTAGTTACGAGCTAAGTATAATTGACCACAACGTGTTGGGTCTGTAATTTCAATGCCTTTATGAGCTTCTATGTGCATTTCATAGTAATCTCCAGCATGTACAGGAGTGCTTGCTTTACTTGAAGGACCATAAGGACCATACATACCACAAACATATCCAAAAGCATCACCATCTTTTTTCTTTTTAAGTTTGATGTTTGAACTATTAGCATCACCACCAAAATCTAAGAAAGTGAATTTTTGAGACTCTACAGGGAAACCTGTAATAGGGTCTATCTCTGAATTTATTTCTCTATCATCATACAATGGGTTATGGATTAACTCTAAAGTTGCACCATTAGCCATTTTGTATTTAGTGAATTGATAACCAAATGATAGTGCATTAGTATGATAAGGAGAAGAAGCTTTCTCAACAAAATTATTAGAAACTTCAGTTAAGAAACCTTTTTTAGCTAACGTATCAGTTACAGCTCTGTGGAATTGTAACATACCATACTCACCTGTAAATGCTTTAATGTTTCTACCTTCACCTGGTTTTTTACGAGAATAGAAAATATCCATCAAATATTCTTCAATAAGCTTCGCAGTCAATACTGAATAAGGTTCACGATGAGAATCTTCTAATTGCTCTTCAAGACCAGCAGAACTTCTTACAGGGCGACCTGTAGAACCAATAACTGTATTAGAAGAACGAGAATACCATATAGCACGTTCTAATTCACGATACCATTGACGTAAGAACTCAACCTCAGCATAACGAATCCAAGAATCATGTAACTTACCTGTTTTATCAGGAATTTTAACAGCTAATACCGCAGTTGAAGCATAATCAGTGATTTTATACTGTTTACGATATTTAGTTAAACGGTTACGGAAACTCATAGTTGTAGAGAATGTAGTAGAACCACTTTGTTCTGCACCTTCTTCATAGTTAGAGAATAATTTACTCCATTGAGTTCCAGGTGTTAAATAAGTAGGAGCTAAGAAGAAATTATCATCATCACTCATAAGACGTACAGTGTAAACCCAACCATCTCCTTGACGTTGTGGGTCATCAACAATACGTACTTGATAGCGTTTATCAGCAGCTCCAGGAGTGATAACATCACCAGGAATAAACCAATTCTCATCCAATTTAATTTGGAATGTTGATTTGAATTTACCAGGAGTTGTGTTTGTAGGGATAATATTTTCTACTATAACCAATGGTCGAGTATCAGCACCTTTCATATCCCATTCCCATTCTAAACCATCAATAGTTTGTTCATTTTTAGAACCCATCAATAATGACAACATCGGGTTATCAGAATAGTAATTTTGTGCCGAGAAAAGTGTATCAAGTACACCCATCATTTTTTGTGGTTGGATTAACAGAGCTTTACCTAAGTGGTTTAACTCAGTCATATTTGCCATCCAATCCATTTCTTTAACTTTTAAACTCATACGTCTAATTTTTAATTATTAAGTTTGTTTTTGTGTTTATAAAAAATCAGCTAAACTTCGTGGTTGTGAACTTCCCCTACCTTTAGTTGATGGTATTTGTTTTCCTTTTTCAATATTCTCTTTAACTTTTTTTGTAACTTTAGTTTCAATATTTTTTACAATATCATTAAATTTAAAATCATTTTTTAAAAGTTTAGCAATTAAAATTGCTTTTTTTTCATCTTGTAAAGCCATATGCAAATCACGTTGCATTTCTGTTATTTCTATACCACCATCAAGTTTAACTGTTTTTTCAGTCATATAAGAAGGTATAACCAACTTATCTTGTGGTGTTATTGTAAGACCTTCAAATTCTGTAACATCTTTTATTAAACTTGTTACTTTCTCTTTATAGGCTTTACGTATTTGTTTTTCCTGTAAAACAGATTGTTTTTGTTTTTCAACTAATTCAGCCTGTCTTGCTCTTTCTGTTTGAGCCCACTTATTAAAATGGGCTTTAGAGATTTTTTCAAGTTTTCCAGAATCTATTAAATATTGAATATGGTCTTCAATATAATCATCATCATACCCATCTTGTTTCAATTGAAATTTAGTTATAGCTATTTGATTATCTTCTACATCTAAATCCATGTCAAGTTTCAATCCTGTTTCTACAGGTTTAATCATTGTTTCAATGAACTGCTCTAATGACCCACCTTTTAAAACAAACTTATTAAGCTCTTTTACTGAATCAGGTAAGTCTTTAAATAATTCTTCAATCTTTTCATTAACTTTCATTTCAAATCCTTCTTCAAGGATTTCTTCTGCAAGGTCTTCTGTTAATTCTTCTCCTTCATCAAGGT